CTTTCTACTTCTTTTTTTTCTTTACGAATACAAGAGATAAAAAGTAATGTTAAAGTAAATAGTAAAAGAAAAATATTCTTTTTCATCTTTTATTAAATAAGTTTTAAATAAACAATAATAACTAATGCAATTAAAAAAGCCAATGAAAATAAAGTTATTTTAAATCTTTCCCAAGGTGTTAATTTAACCCAATCAACTTTAGCTTGATTAGTAACTGAATTTTTATCTTTTTTACCATAAATAAAATTGTGAAAACCTCTTATAGTAAAATAAAGACCAATAACACCTACATTAACTGCACCAATTACAATTGTAGCAGATAAAAATAAAGGTTGTATAAAACCAGGGTCATAAGTTCCTGTTTGAGTACCAAATACTTCTGATAAAATATAACCAGAAAAATAAAAAATAGATATTGATAATGGAATACTCCAAATACCATCATATTTTTCTAAAAAATATTTTATTTTTTTCCAGTTATTTATTAATTTTTTATTCATAAATTATAATTATTTATAGATACAAAGATATAAAAAATTTTAAACTTTCCAAATTAAGTATTTCTACCCATTATAGTATATTGAAAATTAAAATCTAATTCTGTAGGATAATAAATTGAATTTAAAGCATTATTAGAATCAGATAATATATTTCCATCCATATCTAATAATAAAAATCCTCTTATTCTTGGAAATGTATTTTTTGGTATTTTAATATCTGTCTTAGGAGTAAAGTATTGGTCTTTTACAGATTTTACTTTTTCAATTGTTTTTATAGCTATTAAAAAATCTTCCCAATCAATTATTTTATCATTTGACCATGTTCTTAAATCAAGTATTTTACTACTCCTTATTTGTGCTTCAATTCTAACTTCATCTGCATCTACACCATTATATAATTCAACTCTTGCAGAAATATCAATTGGATAAATAGCAGCATTTTCAAAAGTAATACCAATAACAGAATTATCATATCTTTTTAAATCAGATATACCTAAATAATCACTAACATATTGTTCAAAATTTCTTAATTGAGAATTATTATAAGCTACACCATTTTGAGATAATAATTTTAAAACATTTTTACCTTGAGCATTTCTCCCTTGATAAATAACTCTTAAAATATCAGTATCTACATTCAATAATACTTGTTTAATATATTCTAAAGTATTTTTAGCTAATTTATTAGGACCAGTTTTAATTCTTTGTAATAAAGAAAAATCACTTTCAATATCTCTACCATTACTTGCTTGATATTCATTTATACAATATAAATGACCATTAGGTATAGGAGATATTTTAGTAATTGATAAAGGAGCAGAATTTGTTTTTTCACCTGTTTCTTTAGAACGAACCTTAGCATAAATAAAACCTGCATCAGGTATAGAAATTGAACTTTCTAATTCAAAATTAATACCATCAGTACTACTAAAAGTTATAATATTTGAATCATAAAAAGTACCAGGATTACCTACTAATCTAATATAAGTTGAACTTTTTGAAGCATTAAATCTTTTAGAAATACCTACATCAGAAGCTATTTTATCTAACTTTTCACCTTTAGCTAAATCAGGATAAATATAAGTTTCTACTAATGCAATTTCTTTTAAAGCTTTTTGTCCTATTTTCGCATTACTATATAATAAACCATTTAATACACTATCATCAGATATTTTTGTTATTTTATCTGTTTTTAAAAAAAATCCTTCTGAAATTAATTGTTTTAATTCTTCTGTTGTAGTTATTTCAGTAAACATAATTAAACTTTTACTTTTCTTTTTATACTATCACCATAAGTAGTAGTTATACCAAATTCAATATATAAAGCATCTTTTTCATATTTAGCATTAATAATACTAATACTTGAAAAGGTATCATCTTTAATAAATAAATTGGTTATTTGCCTAAATAATATTGGAAAATTTAAACTAGCTACATTTGTACCTACAAATAATTCTTTTTGTACACCATCATTTGGAAATTCAGGTATTTGTCCTCTTTTTAAATTTAATTTAATATCGGTTGATTGTTGAAGAGTTTCTTCCGGAGTTAAAATTATAATATCATTAATATCAGAATTAAATTTAATAATTTTACTTATATCTATACCTTTTAAATACTCTCCACTATTTAATCCTAATACTACATTTAAAAAAGTTTTATTTAAATCAGAAGGTACTACATATTTAAGTATAAATTTTTCATTTGCTTTATAATCTTCTTCATTTAAATTATTATATAAAGCAACTTTAAACCAATCATTTTCATTATTAGAATTGCGTAATTCTTCTAATGTAAATTTTTCTAATGTAGATTTTATTAAAAATTCTTTTTCAATATTACCACCACTATAATTATTACTACCTAAAGGAGACCTAAGAAAAAATCCAATATTTGAAATTATTGAAATTTTAGAAAAAATACTTTCAACATTATCTAATAACTCCCAATATTCATAAGTACCAAAATACTTTTTACTAATATGAAAACATTCTAAACAATGTTTTGTATCTTTTATAAGAGTAAACATTGCATTAAAACTATTTGCATTAAAATCCGAAGATAAACTGTAATACCCTACTATATTAGGTGAGTGATTATTTATAAAATATAAAAAATCTCCAAATAACTTTTGTATATCAAATTTAGTTATTTTTTTAAAATATAAATATGTATCATTTTTATTAACTGCCACCATAACTAGGTAGATTATTTATTTTTCTTCCTTGTTCATAGGAATTAATATTATTAGAAATAGTTCTAGATAATTTATTTACTCCATTCATTAAAACTGATTGAATAGTCATATTAGATAATGCTTTAGCACTATCTTTTTTAGTAAATGAATTAACTGGTGCAACTCCAACCATAGATATAGAATAGTTATGAATCATATTTGAACTAGGAAATGATTGTTCACAACTAAATACAATTTTTTTAACCAAATATGAATTACCTGTAATATGATTATAAAAATACATTTTATAAGGTCTGCTTTTAACATCAATTGTTTTTGACATTGAAACCATATTTTCTAATATTTTTATAACACCATAACCAGTTTTTATTTGTTTTGAAAATTCATTTATTCTTTCACCATTATAAGACATTGCAATCATATTTAAATTTTCTCTACCTACTAAAAATTTAAATCTTCTACCAAAATCACCATTAATATTAATATTTACAGGTTGAAATAAAGAAGAATTTAGTGAAACCATTCCTCCAGCAGTTCTTTCTATATTTTCTAAATTAGTGTGTTCTTCTCTTACATTTTTAGGATTAACTGGAAAAATTAAATAGTCAACAGTTTTATTATCTGCATCTACTAATTCAAAAGCAATCATATAAAATTCAAAATCAACTGGATATAAATTATGCAAAACTGCTTTACCTAAATTATTTGTTAAGGTAACAGCATTATTTATAATTTGTGATGTTGTAGAGTCAGCCATAATACTTTACAAATGTACGAAAAATTTTAAAATTTTACTAATTAACTACATTTTCTAATATCAATTCACTTATATTTGATTGATTACTAGGTGTACCTTGAACTTGAATTGCTCCTACAGGTATTTTTATAGTTATATTTTTTAAACATTGATAAATTATTTTTTCAAAATTTTTTGTATAATTCCTTATTGCATTAACTTGTTCAGCTTCTTCTTTATCTTTAATAGATATTAAAAAATTATATAAATTATCATTTAATTCTCCTTCTACTAACATAAATTTTATATTTAATTTGAATGAGTTGATGAACTTAATATACTTTTAAATTCTTTTGAAGATAATAACTTTAATATTTTATCTTTATTATTTAAAGGCATTGCTCCAAATTCAGTAGTAACAGTAGTATTTCCTATTAAATTAATTAATTGTTTTAATAATTCTTGAGTAGAATTTCCTAAAGCTATAGGTTGTACATTTTTTTCATTAATTTGATATTTATTAGTTAATACTTTTATACCGTTTTTATCAATAATAAATTCATTACCAAATTCATCTTTATAATGTAAACCACTACCTACTTTATAATATAAAGTAGTATATAATTCTGAATTAGGATTTTGAAATGTAAATCTTAATTCTTCCTCATTAATAATTTGTATATTTTTAGAATTTAAAATTATACTATTATCTGATATAATTTTAAATTTAGATTTTTTATTTTTGCTATTTATTTTAAATACTATTTCAGCATCATGATTATCATCTTTACTTTCTACTTCTAATAAAAAACTACCATCTTTAGAATTACCTGAAAGTATAATATGTGCATCTTGTGTATCTCTTTCTAATCTAATTTCATTTTCTTCACCTCTTATCAATTCATTTTTATCTGTAATAATACCAATAATAATTGGACAATTTTGTACTTCTATATTAACCCAAATAATATGACTACCAACTTCTTTTGAACTTAAAGGAAAAGTTAAATAATTCCATAAATTTATAGATACATTAACATTATCAATTCTTTCAGAATTTTCTGTAACAATACTAACACTATTATTTAATTTACAACTATTTATAAATTTTTCTCTATCTATATCTTCCGGTATAATAATATACCCCCCTCCAGATGAATTTCTTTTACCTGGTATTGGGAATTTACTAACTCTCTCACTTTGTTCTTTAAAAAAATTATTTTTATTATTCATTTAATTTAATATCTAAATGATTTATCTTGTTTTCTTAAAAAGAAATTAAATACATTTTTATTTACTTTAAAAGAAGATAAAATATTACCTGCATTTGTTTGTATTTCTTTAGTTTTTTTAGTAGTAGTTTTGATAAAAGTTTTTTGTTTTTCTTCATTATTATAATACTCTGTAATTCCTTCAAAAAACAATTCTATTTCTTTTACCCTTCTAGATATTAAATCAGTACTAATAAATAATTTTGAATCTTGTACTGATTGGTCTTTCCAAAAATTTCTTATATCTTTTTCTTTAACTAAAGTAGGACTATTTAAATAATCTTTTATTTTAATAATAAATAAAGGATAATTATCAAAATTATCTGATGTATAACCAAAATCTACAAGAGCATCATATTGATTTTGCATCATTAATATATTACCAAATATACTTTTTACTTTATCTTCACCTTTAATTTTTAAATCATTTTCAAATAAACCTTCGGCTTCTATTTCAGTAATTGGTTTATTAAAACTTTTTAATTTATTATAAGTATCAATACTTTCTTGACTATTAAGTAAATGACCATATCCTATATAATAATCATTTTCTTTTTGATATATAAATTCATGAAATAATTCTTGTTCTTTTATATAATTTCTTCCTTCATTAGAAATAGATAAATTACGACAATATATTTTATTATTAATTATTTTATCATCATTAGAAAAATCTCTAAATAAATCATTAGTAGGATTTTCTAATTTACCTCTAAAATGTTTTTCAAAATGTAAATGATTAGTCATACCTTGACTATATAAAACAGCCATATTACTAGCACGAGCAATAATATCTCCTTTTTTAACACTAGTTCCTTCTGGAATAATTGAACTACAATAAAATATTTTTATTTCATAACCATCATATTGATTCTTTCCTAATATAGAAATTCCTGGTAAATTATGATGTCCAGGCAAAGCTACTCTTATAACACCATCTATAGGAGCAAATACATTTTCATTTGGAATTGAAATAATATCTACACCTTGATGAGTACCTTTATATTTAATTCCATTTTTTTCTCTATTTCTAACTGCACCAAAAAATCCAAAACCATGGGAGTCATGATACCTCATAACTTGTTTGGTAATACATTTACCTATCAAAACAGAATTAGATGTTTTAATAGGAGTTATTGATACTTTATTATTATCAATAATAGGTACTTCTTCTTTTTGAATAGTAGTATTTTCAATTTCTTTGTATTCAAATTTATAATCAGTATCTATAATATTAAAATAACTATATAGTTTTCCATCAATTTCTTTACCTTTTACAAAATCATAAACCATTCCTCTAGATACATTTAATATAGTTTTTCTAACAATTTGACCATCATTAAATTCAGCAATATTTGTTACACTATCAACATAAAATATTTCATTAGTTGGTTTATATAATATCCAAATTCCTTTTTTTATACGTCTATCTCCTTTAAGTGTAATTGTTCCATTTCTAGTAAAAGGTAAATAAGCATTACTTTCTACTAAATATTTTAAATCTTCAATTACAGACCTTAATACATTACTCATGTATAAATTTTCTTTACCACCTGCTGGAAAATAATTAGAAATATAATTTGAATAAATTTCTAATGGTTTTTCACCCCATATTTTTGCATATTCAGGAAAGTGTAATGCTTTTATATAAGCAAAAGTAATATCATTTCCTCCCATACCACTCAATGCTCCTTGAGGTATAATTCTATACCAAGAATATGCCATACCTGTAGTATTAACTAATTGAGTACCTGAAACATCCTCAGATGATATTCTTAAAGCATCAATATTATCAATGTATGTTTTAACATATTCTTGTATTTTTTTCTTATCAAATGGTGGTTTTCTTACATAAAATACAAATTTATCACCATAAGTATCACAATCAAATTGCACAAAAGGTTCTTGACATACTTTTTGTATATAATTTAAAATACTTCCCATTTCATTACCAATTGTATTATCTACCAACATTCTATTTCTAACATCATCATCAATTGATAATTTAATTATTTTCCATATTCCTTTAGCATCAACAAAATCTTTTTGATTAATTAAATTACTTTCATTTTTAGGTATTTTTTCTTCTTTTTTTCTAATTAATCTATAAATTAAATTTATATAATTTTGAACACCTCCTTCTAAACCATAATCTTCTTCCTCAGAACTAGATATATCTATAGTGGGGTCTTCATAAAAAGATATTCCTTGATTTATAAAATACTCAGGAGTTTCTCCATTTCTTACAAAAATAGCAATTAAACCTTCAAAATAATCAAAATTCTTCCAACCTGTTATATTTTGATATGGATTATCTTCTATATTTTCATAATCTTTAGTAAAAATACCTGCTGTTGTTATTTTTTTCTTTTTATAAGCTGTATTTACAAAATTATAAATTATTTTATAAATATAATCTACATCACTATTAGGTAAATTATATTTCTTTTGTAAAATTATTTTAATATTTTTTTCATCTCTATTATCTTCTAAATAATTTGTTTTATGAACTTTGTAAAAATTTTCATTAAATTCAAATCTTTTAGTTTTATCTGCATCTGGATATTGACTAAATAAATAATCAGGTACAATTTCAGAATTAGATAAAGCATTAAAAATAAATTTTAATGTATTTTCAATTGTTTTTTGAGATGCTTGTGTTAAAGATGCTAATTGACCTTCTACCCTTTGTAAATAATTACTTTTTGTATCATTAGCAAAAATTCCTTCATTTATAAATTGAGTTGGATAAAAATAACAACCATCTTCTATTACTATTTTAATTAAATCTCTACCACTAATATTAATATCAACACTTACACCTTCATAATTTTTAATATTATTACAATTATCTACTAATCCCATTATATCATAAATCTTACCTGGTATATCATCAGAAAATATTTCTTCTTTGGAAGAATCTCTTAATCTATAAGGTAATTCATTATTTAATGATTCATATCTAATCCAAATAAAATCATTTTCTTGCATTATTTGCTCAAAATAAAATAAATTTTCTTTATTAGTAATAGATTGTTCATTTTTATCAAATACTTTTTGTTCAATATTACTATGTGCAAATATATTTAATTCATTATTTTGATTATATCTTAAAATTGAATCTTTATCTATTTGCCAACCATTATCATTATCCCAATAACCACTTATCGGTGCTAAATTAATAGTAAAATTTCCTCCTCCAGCCCCACTAAAAGTTTGTATTTTTCTTATATAAGGAGTTAAATTAATTATTTGACCAGGTAATTCATTATTAGATTCAATATCTGTATGAGGTACTTTATTTAGACTTCTAACCCAAGCCCAAACTGTTATTTTAGGAGATAATTCTTGTATTTTACCAAAATTATTACCAATATCCATTTTAGATACTGGAAAATATTTGGCATCATTTAATAATTTTTTTAATTCTACTGTTAGAAAATCTTCATAATCTTTAGTTTCTACAAAATTAGATTCACTAATCATCACTTCATGATTCCAAAATATTCTAGGAAAATATAATTTTGTACCTTTTACTAAGGAAGTTGTATTAAAAGGTCCAATAAATTGTTTATCTTCAAGTTTTTCTAAATCTTTTAAATAATTAGTAGTTAATAAATTTTGAGCAGGAGAATTTTTTCTAAATTCTGAATTTTGTAATGATTCTAATAAAGTTTCATAAATACGTGTAATATTTTTTTTATTATATATTTCATAATCTAATAAACCTCTTAAATTCCATGTTTTAACTAATGAAAAAATATTATTACCTTCTACTAATTCTTTAGCATCAGTTATAGTAATATCTTTATGTATATATAAATAATTATCTTGCATTATCTACGTGTTGAATTATGTAACCCACTAGCATCACTACCTAAATATTCTTCAATACCTTTAGCCATTTTCTTACCCATTCCTTCAAATAACATACTATCTTTAGTTAATCCTCTAATAGCTTCTGCAATATCTGAAGCTATTTGTTTACCTGCTTCTTTTAAACCTGGTAACATACCTTTAGCAAATTCTTCATTTATATTGGCTCTTTCTTGCTCTATTTTTGAAGTATTTCCTTGTGCTCTATATGATACAGTACCTAAATTTTCAGAACGTTTAGTAGCAAATGTATCATCAAAATTACCATCCCACATACTTTCTGCAGCACCAGTATTTAATCCAAATCTCTTCATTAATGCATATTTACCAATTCCATCTTGACCTTTATATTGTTGTTTATATAAATCAAGTGTTTTTTTCATAAATCCAGGTGTTTGGAATCCACCTTCTTGCATTTTTTGCATTTCAAAAAAATCTGCATTTGGATTTAATTGAGATAAAACAGCATAATTTTGTGCTTGTTGATAATCATTAGAAGGTGCTCTTAAACCACTAGAAACTTGTTTAATTAATCCACTTGCTCTATTATCACTAAAACCACCACTTAATCTACTAAATGCAGCAATTGTTTTAGCTATTTGACTATCATCAACTGTATTAGAATATGAACCTTGTTCTTCAATTAATTGATTTTGTAATTCAAGTAGTTTTTCTAATCTACTTGTATCTCCACCCATTGATTTATTGGATTTTAATTGATTTACAAGTTCAATCATACCACTTGCACCTACATTTTTAGTATATGCATCTGAATTTGCTCTACTTAATAAATTTTGGTCACTAATATTATAAGCTTTACCAAAACGCATATAATTTTTAGTAGCATTAGAAGTATTTCCATCATAACCTCTAGCTGATACCATTTGACTAGCAAAATTAGTACCTTCAACACCATCAACACCTATTCCAATATCTCTTATATTATCTCCACTATATCCACTAGTTGCTCTTAATTTATTTAATGATACTTCTCTTGCTTGTCTTTGTTCTAAATAACGTTTTTTACCTGCAGCTAACCCTTGCCCTACAAATGGTATAGCTGTAAACATTTCTGCTTCAACAAATTCTGTACCTGATTGAGTTTGTTGAAAGGCTCCAAATCCTCTTTGTAAACTTCTTCCTATTTCTTTAATTGCTTCTGCACCTAAAACGCCTTTCATTACATCTTTCCATCCTTTTCCTTTATCAGTTCCACCACCTACTTGACTATTAGAATCATCACCATTAGGAATTGGTTTATGAGTATTTCTTATACCACTTCCATTAATAATAGCAGCATTAAAATTTTTTTCAGAATTAGAATCATTTGCTTCTTCTAACTTATGTGCAAATTCTTTTTTACTTTCTTCTAATAATTTACGTAATAAATCTGTTTGTAATTCAGCTTGTTCATTAAGAGATTTAATTTCTTCGTTAGCTTCATCTCTAATACCTGCAACAGAACTAGTCATTTTTTTCTCTTCTTGAGAAATTAAATGATTCCTATATTCAGGGTCATTCATTGCATGACCTTCTAAATATGGTCTTTTACCTTTTGGTAAAGGTATATTACCATTTTTAAAATCAGTAAATTCTTGTCTAGAAGCTATTATAGCTTCATTAGCTTCATTTTGTATTCTTTTTATAGAAGCATCTCTTTCAAGCTTTTGTTTTCTTTCTAATAATTGAAGTTGTTTTTCAATATTAGAAATTAATTCCTTAGAACTTTTAGATTGATTTTGAGCAGATTGAATAATTTGTTTACTATAAGTCTCAGCCTGATTGGTAAGTTTACTCATTAATTGAGAAACTCCACCATCTTCGGCTTTAAATGATAACGTTTTTTCTATTTTATTGCTCATTATCTTTTTCTTCTGATATTATATTTCTATTTAAAGAATCTAAATCAATATTGTCAAAAATATCATCAACTTCTTGTTCTGATAAATTTTCTTTTACTTCTTTTTGTTTTTGTAAAAATATACCAGTACTTAAATATTCTTTTTTTCTTTTATCTTTTTCAGATATACGACTATGCATAGTATTAAATAGAAAGTCTTCTTCATAATCTATTAGAATATCAAGAAGACTTACTTTTCTATGTTGCGAAGAATTAAAAGCTATACCATATTTTTGACGATACCATCTATCAATTGGAAATTTAACATTCCAATCAATAATGAAATTTTTAACCTCCTTTAATGAAAGTTTTTTTAATAAATTTGGCATTCACAATAACTTTCATTTTAAGCTTTTTCCTCTGATTCCTTAAATGCTTCTTTGTAAAGAGCAATTAATCCATTATAATAAGGAGCAATTTGTTCTTTATAAGCTTTAATTAATAACAAAGTATTTTCTAAATCAAGTTCAAAAAGAGTTTCAACATTTAAATCTTTTTTAAACTCTTTTGGAGTTATATTATCTAGAACTGCAAAACATTCTGTTATTTCTTGTGCTAATTTATTACTATATGTATTACTACTTAATAATTGAGTATAAGTATTATTGCTATAAAGTACTTTAGCACTTTCAATATCAATTATATTACCTGCTGTTATAGGTTTAATAACATAATTATTTTCTTGTATTTTTAATACTATTTCTTTTTGCATATTTTACAAATTTTATCTTTACAAATTTATTATCTAGGAAATATAACTGGGTCTAAATAACTAAAAGATTGATTTTTACCACTAATACTACCTTCTGAAATATCAAAATTATCACCTTCTAAAAATAAACCAGAAATAGTACAAAATAATACTAAACTACTTGGAATTAAACCAATTGTAGGTGCACCATTTGCTCTAATTTTTTTATACAATTCAACTGTAACACCTTGTTCTTGTAATAATAAACTATCTACAAATTCTTTTAAAGTATTTACATTTCTTGTAATAGCATTAGGAATTGAACTTTTTTGCCAAGTAATAGTGTAAAAACCACAAGATAAAGTACCAGCCCATACTAAAGCAGGTTTTTCTTGAGGTGTTAATTCACCTAAACCTTGCACTGTTCCACGTTGAATATTTTCATTAACTTGGATAGTTTTCATTTTTCCAATAGCAACACCACCTACTTTAACAATAGCTAACGGTGCTGTATATACTCCTTCTGCCATTTTATTTAAATTTAATTAATTAAATATTTTTATTTTAATCTATTTGATAACCAATAAAGAAGAATTTATTAATTGGTGTATTTGGTTTATAAGCATAACTTGTCCAAATACCATCTTGTTTAATAACTGATTTAACTTCTTGATAATAAAGTATTAAACCACTTTGATTATCTTTAGCTACTTCATTATATAAAACTTTATTAGTAAATGCTTCTACAGTTTCAGGAGAAGCTGTAAATGATGTTACACCATTAACTTGTTTTTGAAATTGTGCTTTTGATTTAGCATATAAAATTCTATTTAATTGAAAACCAATTCTAGATATAGAATGTTCATAACTTTGTCCATCACTAGCTATAAATTGTTTATTATTTTGTAAAGTACTAATACTTTGATTAATAATAAATTCATTAAAATCAGTATCTAATTTAGTATGTAATACACCTGCAGATAATAATTTTTTTCTATCTCTTTCAGAAGTTAAAGGATATACTTCATAATCATAATCTAAATCTTTAAAAGTACCTGGAACTTCTGGAGGTAAACCACATATTCTACCTAATATAATTGCTAATTTAGCAAGATTAGAATATATTTTTTTACCATCATTAAATACTTTTCCAAAAGTACCAAATGTATTTAATACTTTTTCAGAATCATAATATTGAGAAGTAGCAATAGCATCACTAATTACATTAGCACTACCTACACCTAATACTTTATCAAATTTAGCTTCTGTTGTTACATGATTAAATAATAATGTATTATAATTTCCTTCAACAGAATCATCTGTAAAAATATAATTATATTTTAATTCTTTAATATAATCAAGAAAATCTTCAAATACTTCATTAGAGGTAACTTCACTACCACTACCAAAAGTTATTGTTTCATTTTGTGTTTGGTCACCAGATACTAAAGTAGTATTAAGTTGAGTATTTGTTAAATGGTCAAGTTTATATTGCTTCATTTTTTCTTGGTCAAAGAATTGAGCAAGTTCATTATTTTCTATAAAAAAATCAACTAATTGACGAACAGTAGTTATTTCTGGAGTTGAAGTAATTAATCTTTTTACTTCAACATCTCTATAATCTGGTCCAATATAAGCATGATTTAAAATTACTTGTGTAATTGTTTTATCAACATTAATACCTCCATTAAAATAACCTAACCAAAGACCAAAACCACCAGCTGTACCTTGTCCATCTAAACCTACATAATTATAATTATATGTACTACCATAACCAGCAGGCATAGTTAATGTAAAATTACCTGCAGCTACTGCAGCTGTAAATCCAGTTGTACCTGCATTAATAGCAGCAGCAATTGAAGTCCATAAAATAGTAGGTGTTGTATCACCTGATAATTGAGTATATCTTATTATAGGATATTTATACAATCCACCATAATAAGATATACTAACAGTCCAAATAAATCCTGTTGAACCATGACTATTATACATAGTAGTTAATGTACCAGCTATAGAATTAACTTGAGTAGCTTTTGTTTCAGCTGTATTTATAACTTCTACAGTAGCTGTACCATATTGATTTAATTTATCATCACCACCATAAGCACTTTTAAAGAAATCAACAATATAAGTATTTGCAGTTTTTCCTGCTCTCATTTTAGCTAAAAAGCCTTTTTTAAGTTTGGAAGTATTTGTAACTGGGTCAGTAGTCATTAAAGTATTTCCCCAACTACCAGCATATTTTTTATTTAAGAAAAATTGTAAACCAAATGCACTACCACCACTACCAACTTTAAAAATTGCTCTAGCTGGAGAAGCATCACAAACTTTTATATAACCTAAACTAGATACACCAGGTAAAGTTTTATCTTTAGAAGGTTTGAATAAAAAATTAGATAATTGAGCAAAAGGACCTGCAAAAACATCTTCTTGAAAATCATCAAGACTATCAAAAAAAGCAGGTGATACATCTACAATTTCACCTTCACATTTAAAAGGAAAACCAGGTGTTTGGTCAAAAGTATGATTAACACCTACATTAGCAATAAGTGCAACACCATAATCAGTATTTAATACTGGAGTTGTATTAGCTGCTTTTTTGGCAGTATAAAAACCAGGTTCTGATATTATTTTTCCATTAAAAGTTTGAGTAATCATTTTTTAGATATTTAAAATAAGACAAATTATTTTTATTATTTAACTTCTTCTTTAGGTTGTTCTATAACAATAGAAGGATAATTTTCCTTAGTAAATACATTACCACTTATTAAAAGTGCTTTCCATTCACTTAATGTTTTAGTTAAAGTTGAATATTTTTTATTAATTAAAAAAGCAATACGTTCTGATACATGTAAAGAATTAACTAATTCTGAACAAGTATATATTTTTTCTTCTACTTTTGTTGCTTGAGTTGCCATTATTAAACGATTTGTTGATTTAAATGTTTTACCACACCATTAATTTCACTATCTTCTAAAAATAAATGATTTATTATTTTTTTAGTAAATGATTCTTTAGCTACAAATTCATAAAACATATTTACATTAACACCTCTCATAAAAATAGTTGCAGGTATATAATCTGGTCTATTCATAATATCTTGTCCTGAAATTTTCATATTTTGTAAGCCATTAAGACTAAAACAAATTGAAAATGATAACATTAAATATTTTAATAAACTATATATAATAAGAACTTCAAATGTATTAGAAGATGTTACAATTATATTATAATTACTTTCAAAATTAGTTGCAAAACGTTCAGCATAATTTTCTCCTAAACTATCTTCTTTATCTCCAAAATTATCATCATCAGAATTACTACCTTTTTGCCCTATATATCCTATACCTGGACTTTCAGCAGGTAAAGTAATATGTATAGTTGGTAAATTAGCACAATTTAAATCAAAAAATAATCTTACATTTATTAATCTAGGATTACCTTCATTAGCTAATATTAATTCTTGTGCTTGTTCATAATAATTATAATCATCAATAACTACACCATGAAATAAATCATATAATATAGTATCTGTTTTATTATTACTTGGAGCATTATTAAAATCATCTTTAACAAACTTAAGTATATCTCTTATAAGTGCATATAATATTTGCTCAGGAATTATTGTCATTTAATTAAATAAATCATTTAAAAAATTATCAACTAACATATCTACTTGTAAAGGTATATTAATTCTTTCAATTGTTTTCTCAGCTAAATTATGTGCTATTATCCCACTATGTATAAATGCTTCTGCGTCTGATTTATCTGATACTCTTCTAAATGTATTATATTGACTTTGTGTAGCTTTACTATACTCTTTAGAATTTCTACTTAATCCTGCATAAATTGAATTTTTATGCTTATATTCTTTAAATAAATTAGATTCAGTTGCTACTTCGGGTCTTTTAGAAGTTGCATTAAAAGGTGAAGGTACAGTACTTTGTTTTAAAGTACCTTCTTTTTTAACTGCTGAATAAACTTCATTAGGTAATATGCCTGAAAATATAGAACTTGTTCCTTCTGAACCAGGTGTTGCAAATCTGAAAGGTATATTCATATACCAACCACCATCTTCTTTAAGATGTTTTTTTTCAGATTTTTCAAATCCTATTTTCATATCAAAAGCACCAACTCCACTTTCAATCATATTAGGTAATGCACCTTGTAATATAATTAAACCTTCAAATCTACCTTTATCAACTACTATCAAAGACCTAATGTAATCATCTTTACTTTTTGTCAAACTTCTATTAGCTTCTAACTTCCAACCATCAGATATTTTTTGTATCATGGTTTTAGTTACATACTCCATCAAGTTTTGAGAATTTTTCTCTAATAACCTAAATTCAAGAACTTTTTCACTTAAATCTATTACTATGGGTATCAAAGTATCAAACTTTTACATTTATACAAATTTACGAAAAATTTAAAAATTTCCAAAATAATTAAGGAGTTGTATTATCTACATAAAAATTTTTAGCATAATTTTCTTTATTTAATACTAAATGTGACCTTCTACCAACAAATGAACAAGGATAAGGTTGATTTTTTATTTGAATTGAGTTTTCAACAGTATCTTGATATATTAAATCTCTAAGTATATCAATTACATGAAATTGAGGTCTATGTGCATATCTCAAAGATACTCTAGGTTTTTCTACATTTGAAAATTTAACTTTATTTAAAAGAAACAAATTACCATTTAATTGATAATCTTCACCTTCTTGTAAAGAAATATGTTTTTCAGATGCAGATGAAAATAAAAAAGCATTTAAAGGTCTAATTGCTTCATAAAATAAAAAACTAAACAATTGTTCATTATCATTTTCACTATATAGTACAGGATATAATCTTTCAGTAAATGTACTTTCTGCTTTAATTAAAATAATTCTATCCATCCAAGTTATATCTAATTCATCTGTAGCAGTTATTTTAGCTGTTCCCATTTTTTCAAAGGACCAATCTTTAAACTTACTATCAAAATTCATATTTTGAATAACAGCTTTAGATTCAACTCTTTCAGCTAAAAAGAAACCACTACCTCTACAACTTTTACATGTAGATAATGGTGCTACATTTGGTCCTTTACAAGGACAATCCATCATTTTATCATGATAAATTTCATATCCTTTATTTTCTACTAAAGAGTCAAATTCAGATTTTACCCAATGAGCCTGAGGAGCATCTACATAATTTATAGGAGTCGGTTGTACTTTAACTTGTGTCATTCAATTACTTTATAGAACTGAAAATAATACACCTTTATAATAACTTTTTAAAGCAGGTATTAATGTATCTTTTAAATCATCAGCATATTGTTTTGTAATTGCTGAGAAAGCACCTGTAGATGAACTTTTTGCAGTTTGTATGCTTTGACTTAATCCATCTAAACTAAGTGATGAACCTATAACACCTGGTCCAAGAATATTATTACTTGCAATACCTAATATTTCAATTGCAGCTAATTTAGCAATTGCACTATTTAAAATAGCAATACTATTGACATCAACACCTGTTAAATATTCTATATGCCAATATTCAGGAATTTTATCAAAACCTACAAATCTATAATAGTATGAAGATGCACTATTTATAGTTACAATTATATTACCTAAATTACCATTTGAATTTGGTATTAATGATATTTTTCTATGATAACTACCTGTATTTGTTTGTTTAACAATCATCCATTCTTTAGGTAATTGAATACGAGGAATATTTCCATAGTATCCTTTCATTCCAAATGCTTCTATAACTGGAAAAGCAGTTCTCAAATAAAGAAAATTACTCCAATCATCTAGATTATAACTTTTAGTTTCTTGAATAATTTGTTTTTTTACTTTAATACCAAGTAATTTTTCAAATAATTCTTGAGACATACTTAATACATTCTCAATTTTATTTAAAGAAATAGTACCTCCAAAAGTACCTGTTAAAGGTACTCCTTGTAAATATTCTAATACAAAATCAGAGGGGCTTATAATAAGCCCCTCTTTAATTTCTGTTTTAATGCTAAAAGTTAAACTAGGCATTTTATTTTATTAGTTTTCTTTTGCTAATAAGTATTCAATAAATGGTTTTTTCTCTTTAAATCCAATCCATTCCGTTTCTGGAAATTCTTTAGATTTAGCTAAATCAGCCATTTGTCCTAAAGTCATTTTTTTCATTTCTGTAATTACAGCTTCTTTTTCAGCTTCTGTAATTATTACTTTTTCACCTTCTTCTTTTTTAACTTCATTACCAATAACTTCATCTTTAGATGGAGGTGTAGGTGGTGTAGGAGGAATTATAACTGTTGTCTTTTCTTCTTTTTTAACTTCATTACCAACACTTTCATGATTAGAAGTATTTAAAACTATTATAGTAGGGTCAGTGATTTTTAATTTTTCTAATTCATCTTCACTTAAGTTTACAATAGATATACATTCTGAATTCCACTCAATAGAACAAACTGAATTTTTAATAATTTGATTTGCTCTATGTTGAGCAGTTGTTTGAAGAGTAACTTGCATACAAATACTTTAATAATTTTACAAAAAAATAGGAATCCGATTCATTAAAATGAAATCGGATTCCTAAATATTTAACTTAACTTACACTAGAGCCAACGTTAATATACACAATCATCTTTTTAGGCTGATTAAGTACTGGAGTACCATAAGCTAAAAGCATAAATCTAGAAGAAGGTGCAATTAAAGCTAAATCCATTTTCATCAACGGTGCTAATTGTTTAAAATTAAAAATTTCTTTTGTTTTTTCTAACAAGAAACACATGTTGGTATTTGGAATGATATAGTTTCTTTCTCTTATTACACCAGCAGCTGCTCCATCATAACCTGCTGAAATTTGTGCAGGAGTAACAGAGAACAAGTAGTAATAAGTAACTGTACCAGTAACTTTATTTACTTCACCTTTATAGATATTATATGCTTGTGCAGCATAAGTACCACCTTGTAAAGTTAAAGTAATATCAGCTGATTCATTAGCACCAATTGTAACAGAAGCTGATTGGGTAATTACTGATTCGCCGTAACGATTCATTGCAGTAACTGCAAATTTATAATCACCATTAAAACCTGAATACATACCAACAGAAGCTACAGCAGCTACACTAACACTAGCAGGTGCAGCAGGTGTTTTACCACTTGTAGCATTTGTTAATGCAGTTTTTGGTTTATATTTATGGGCTAAAAATTTATCAGTAACTGGATTAATTTTGCCATATTGAGTAGCAATACCATCAATTACCTGACCACCTGTAATAGTTGCACCTGGAGTAGTTCTTTGTACATCACTATTATCCCAACGTGATACATAGTTTTTCCATACTGCAGGAGGAGCAATTAAATCAGTAGCATTACCATTTGCTTCCACAATTGCTAATGTACCATCTTGCACAAAACTATCTTTCATAGCTTTACCTCTACAGTCAATAACGTTAACGTTATTACCACCATAATAAGAACTTAAATTACCAGGAACCATTAAACCTTGTCTATGCTGAGCATAAAGACCATTAAATTCAATTGGCAATAAATTTGAATCAGCCCAAGCTACTGCTCTGTTAATATCACGCAACAATTTCATAGTTGATTCTTCAATCTTTTGTTGAGTAATATTACCGATACCAGAAATAACATTTACTAACTGCATAGGATGAGAAACAGAACCTACAGTACCCATGAATTTAACCAATTGGCTAGCACGTCTGTAAGTTGCTTGGTCTTCCTCAGGTAATTCACCTTCCAAAGTGAAAGAGAAACCATCAGTACCATAATCTTCTAACAAATCGTATTCTTCAACTGTGTTAAAAGCAGGAGATTTAGGAATTTGTTTCCAAAGAACAATGTCATTTTCATGGAACGACATAACTCTTAAGGTATTTTCTAAACTCTCAACCTTTAAAACAGCACCACTTTGAGTAGAGCCTGTATCTCTTAAATCTCCACCAGTCATAGCACCTGCTTCCAACGCTTTCATTAGTTGGTCAACATCGCCCTGTGTAGATTCACCAAAGCCTGATAAGCCTGATAAGGCATAATCATTTAAACTTACACTTAACATTTTAGTTAAAATTAATTTTTATTTACTACTTTATTAATTCTACAATTTATATTTTTAGAAATTATAATTGTTATTCTACAATCATAATTTTATCTTCTTCTCTTAATTGTTTTAAAATAGCTGCAGGTAAAATATTAGATGTTTCAAAACTTACTAAAGCTTTTGATATTTCTTTATTATGTAATCCTTTAGCAATATTTTCATCATTTTCACCAAAATTAGCTTTAGCTTCTAATATTTTAATAATTGCTCTTTTTTGTTTTGACTTAGATAAAACAGCTTTAACATCTGCAGGAATTTCATTATCACTTAATCCTTCACCACCATTAAATCCTTTTTCCATTGCATTAGACATAACTGATTTTCTAGGTCCAGCTGTTTTTCCTAATAATTCAACTTTTTCTTGTAATCCTTTAATAAGTGTATCAGTTTCTTTCTTATTAATAGCAAGTTGATTAGCAACATTTGTTTGAAAATCAGTAAAACCTTTTAAAAGCATATCTACACCATTTGGTGTAGGTAGATTTAAATCATTTTTTTTAGTATTACTTCCATTTAAATCATCTTCTATTCCTTTAGATAATTCATCTGTTATATTACCATTAAATGGATTAGGTTTATTAGCAACTACAACATCTGTAATTCCCATATTACCTAATGCTCTTTTAATAGTAGCAGGATTTATTTCTACAAAAATTTTATTATCCATAATTTATAATCTTTAACAAAATTAAATAAAATTTAAGAATTTTCCAAAAGCCCCTTTATACGTTTAAGTACTTTTAAATATTCATCTTTTGGAATAAAACCTAATTTAAAACCTTTTTCAATAATTGTAATATTTGCAGCATTTTCTAAAGATAAAAATGGTTTACGTTCTACACCTTTTATAAATCTTTTAATATTAAAAAATTTATCTATAATAATACTATCTTCACCTTTTTTAATATCTAAAATTATACTTTCACCATTTAAATCATATGTATCATAATCATAATTTTCACCCTTAGAAATATCAACATAAGTACCTTTATTTTTAGGCATAGGTGTAATTGCAATACCTGTTACTCTTGATTTACGAATAAATTTTTTATTCATAGGGTCAACTTCCATTTTCTTACCTTCAATTGACCAACCAAGTTTTCTTTTACTTTTCCCCTTTTGTAATTGATTAATTATATCATAAACATCTCTAGCAATTGGTTGCCAAGAATATAATTCTGCTCTTACATGCAATTTTGAATCTTGTACCCAAGCTTTTACAGGCTCTCCAATAATAGTACCTGGATTATCTTTAGTTGCATGATGCCAATTAATAAAACCTTGGTCTAAAAGATAATTTAAATCAAATCCATTAGGGTCAACAATTTCACCATCAGTATCTTCTGTCATAGTTGAAGCAACACCTTCAACTATCATTGTTTCATTACCTTCTTTATCTTTTCCTTTAGATATATCAATGTCAGGTATAAAAAATCTAAATTTATCAGACATAAGTTATTTTTTTAAAAATGGATTAGAATTACTTGATTGTGATGATTTTTTATTACTATCACTATTCTTATCTTTGTCCTTTTTTTGTCTTTTAACAATTTCTGTACATATCTCTGTACGCATAGCATTAGCAGTCATACCTTGTGCCATATTTTCTAAATCTTTTGTTGAATATTTAGATAAATCTAAATTTTTCATATATTCTAACAATTTTAATTAAATAATAATGTTTCAGCAGCATCTTTCCAATCTTCACCTTCACCTTTACTTGAGTGAATTACTTTAATAATATTACCTAAGGTTCTTGCATTAAGTTTACCTATACGAATATCATTTCTATGTTCATTTAAGAAATCAAGTGCCATTTGTTTTTCTTCTAAAGTTGCTCCTAATGAATTACCTCTTGCATCTTTAATATCCATTTTAGGTAGAATATTTTGTATTCTTTTTATAGTTTCATCTTTAGACATTGATAAATCAACTGATAAACATCTACTATCAATTAATGGTTGAGGAATTTTATCAGGTGCTAAGTTAGAAATAAATATTACTTGACCTTTAAATTTAAATCTACTTGGAACATTATTTAATCCAGTGGGAGTTGTTACACTACCTTCTAATTTATCTGTTCTTAAAGGAGAAGATGGTTTATAACTAATAGTACCATCACCAGAACTATCTAATGCACCTTTAAAGAAATTAACAGCGTTTTCATCTTTTAAAGCACTATCACAATCGTCAAATATAATTAATTTACCGTTGTGTTCAAATAAAGCTTGATATACAGAACTACCATTTGCAGAACCTGTTATTTTTATATAATCATAGTTGTGTGGTTCATTTATATTATGACCTTGTTCTTCATCATAACCAACCATTCCTTTTTTCTGTAGAACTGATTCTAAAGTAAATGTTTTACCTACTCCTCCAGTTCCAAAGGCTACTAAACTTTTAGTAGTACCATCTACAACCATATTACAAAATAAACCATAAGCTTTCCAAGTTTGTTCTGATGTTGGTTTTGGAGGTAATTTTTCTTCATATTCTTTTACTTCTGCAGAAATATCTTCACTATCATCTTTTTTCTTACTTTCTCTTACTGCAGGTTTTTCTTGATGATTAACAGCAATCCAATCACCTTTACCACCGGTATCAGCTACTTTTTTAAAACCATTTCTAACTGTACCAATTGGATAACCACCTTTCTTTATATCACCATTTTCACCAAGAAATTCTTCTAATGTAGGTTGCCAATTAATATTCATTAATTGGCATAAATGAGATTTTAAATCTAATATTAATGGCAAATTCTTCCATTCTTCAAAAGAAGAAAAAATATAATTTTTATGTTCTTTATTATCAAGAACTATATTTTGACTATTTTTATTAATATAAGCTTCAAAATAATAAATATTAACTTCCGGTAATGAAATTAATTCTTTAAATTGAATATCAAATATTTTTAAATTTGTTTCTTCTTTTATTTCACGTCTTGCTGCTTCAAATATATTTTCTCCAAAATCTACACCTCCACCTGGTAAACACCATGTATTTGGATGAAAAGAATCTTCTCCACTTCTTAATAATAACATTATATTATTATAATCTTCTATATCACGAATAATGGTAGCAACACAATGTTTTTTACTACTCATATTAGCAGAATGGTAAAAATTTTTTAAAACATCTAAATCATTAATTTCACTTTTTAAAGTATCACCTTCTTTTATAAAAATAGCTTCATAGTTTTGAAGTTTACCTTTAATTAAATTTGTACTTTTTTCTGGACAATTTTCTAAATTAAAATTAACTGAACGTTTATAACCAAGATATTCACCAATTAAATTCTGTAATTTAGAATCTAATTTATTTTGTGCTATTAAAATATCTACTATACTATTCATTTTTATTAAATATAAACTATTGAAGTAAAAGATGTTTTTAAAGCTGCAGCATTAGCAGGTATAACACCATCAACTGAATATTCTGTATATTTTTTTCTTTGTGATATAATTTGATTAGAACCCCAAATTACTATTTCTAAAAAATCTCCATCAAATCTACCTACTAAAGTATTTAATGGATATGTAGCATTATCTACTTCAACAAAATGAGTACCAGATTTTATTTGTGTCATAAAAATATTATTTAATTTATCTTTCGTAAACTTTATCACCAATAGTAATTTTTATTTTAGATTTTGTAGCTACTTTTCTAACAAAATTACTTTCTAAAAATTCAAACATTCTAGTTTTTTCATTCCAAGTTGTACCTTCTTCATAATATTGTAAAGTACATCTACAATGTGGATGCAAACTACCTAATGTTGGTTTCCAATTGTCTGCTTTAACACCAATATTTGTACCATTTGCTCGTAATTCACTTAGTAAAAATATTTTTGGTTTTAAATCGTAATCTAAATAAAGTTTAATACAATGTTTACAAGCACCTTCTATTTTAACATCTTTATAAACTTTAACATCTTTACCTTTATTTCTTTCTTCCATCATTGCTGCTCTTCCGCTTTCATAGCTAGAATGCATAACATAATCAGCAATACGTCCAAAATCTCTATTCCATTCTCCTGTTTTATGTCCTAAATCTAATACTAAATTACGTATTGATTCACGATTTTTAACATTTTCAGTAGTTGATAATTCAATATTTTTTTGTATTAAGGTTTTTTGTATTTTATTACTTACACCTTTAATATCATGATAAGCTTGATGTTTTATATTTTCTAATACTTTTTCTTCTAAATTTGTTAATGGTATAAATTTACCTTTTTTAACATAATTTTTAAAATCAATATAAGAAATATTTTTTGTATCTTTATTACCTAAATACTCAGCTAATACTCCAAATTTAAAATTACTATTTATTAAAGTTTCTTTTGGAAATTGATTTATATCTATACCAAAAGATTTTAATAAATTCTTATCATCATTAGTAAATAATTTAGAATCAACATTTTGACCTATATATATTAAATGATAAGAATCTATTAATTTAAAAAAATCTTCTAATTCATTATTTGAAAATAACATTTTAAACTATTTCCTTAGATGGTGTATAAAGAATAAATGAAGCATAAATTTCTTTTATTTCTTTAACTACATCATTATCTCCTTCTTCGATAATCATTAAATTACCTACTTCTTCTATAGAACAATGAATTGGCTCAAATTCAAAAGTTTTTTTAAGAAGTTCTATAACTCCTTTATCTTTCTTTTTTAAACCTTCTTTATTAAATTGATATTTTCTACCAAATTTAGTATCTACAAATAAAACACTACCATCTTTATCAGTATTTGCATTTTCAAGTTCTAAATCTTCTAAATCTAGATTATACTGGTCAATAAATTGAGTTAATCTATTTTTTAGCAAATTAGTAAAAAATACTTCTACTTTTGTTTTTTTATATTTTTCTGTTGATAATAAATTACCTATTATTTGATTAAATTTTAATAAATTACTATTTGAAATTTGTACAGACATTATTCTTTATTTAAGAAAGTTATTAAATTATTTTACAGCAGAAGTTTCATTAGGAATTTTACTTTTAATAAAATCTTCCAACATATTTTCTGTAGGGAATGTATCAAAAGAAGTATTAAAATTTAATTCATCTAAAGACTCTTTACCTTCTTTATATGCAGAATCACTAATATAAATAGAAAATCTTAAATTAACACTATATTCTCCTTTATTAACAGAATTAATAGATGATGGAGCAGAAATTCCTCCTTTTACTTTTTGAATTGAACAAGAAGTTATAAGACCTAATACAGAACTTAAAGGAGGTAAAGTACCTAATTTACTTGAATTAGTAAAATTTTTAATAGCGAACATAAAATAAAGTTTTATTATTAATAAAATGTGAAGGTAAGAAAAATTTAGAAATTTTTTTTAATTATTTTAAATAGTTAATTTATTCCCTATTCTTCCAGCTTGTATATTTAACCAAGCAAGGTCTGCATCTGTTAATAATTTTGGTTTTTCTTTAAATCCTACAACTAAAATACCTGTCCATTTTTTTATATCTCTACCTGTAATTATTTTTAAAGCTACCAAAGTACCTATTTCATAAGATTGATGAAGAGCAGCAAGTTCATCAAATTTTTCAAATTCATAACTTACTATATATCCATAGTCACTTGTACGAAGTAAATCAATATTTCTTTTAAAATTAATTGCTGGAATATTATCAAGTTCTCCTATACCAGAATATTTATCATCAGATACACTTTCTGCAACTAATGATAATTTTTTCTTATGAAAACCAGATAATGTAGTTTCTCCGTTACTTCCTTCCCAAAAAGCTACTATATTAGGATTTAATGTATCTCTAATTGTTTCTAATGCTTCTTGTATTCTTTCATAATGGTCTATATCTTCTAAAGAAGGTTTTTTTCTTTCAATAGATTTTTTTTCTAAATATCTATTAAACCAAACACTTCCATAACCAATACTAAATAATTCTAATATTTTTTCAAAATGGTCTAGTGCTTTACTTAAATCCATATTTTATTTCTAATTTTTATTTATTAAAGAGGTACATTATAATCATTTACTATTCTCCATAAAGTTCCGTTACTATATATAATCATAGTCCTAGCCATAGTTAAAGAAGATATTACATTAGTTGATAAATCTACAGGAATAAAATCTCCTACAAAATCTAATTGATAACCTCCAATTCCTACTAAAGAAATCACTAATCTTTTGCCGTCAAAACTACTTGGAGAAGGTAATGTACAATTTCTGTTATTTGTAAAACCGCTAAATTCTACGTATTCTTCCGAACCAACTATTTCATAATCAGAATTACTTATATTTACAGAAATAGCATAATCTGCAAAATTAGTCCAAACACCTCCGCTATTTTTATATTGCATGATTCCATAATTATCTCTGAAACCATAACCACTCGAACCAGCATAAGAACCTCCCCAATTTATATACTCATTAGTGTTTAAAGAATAACTTGTAGCTTGAACATTGCCAGCTACTAACATTTCTTGTACAACATTTACAAAAGAATTACCTGCTCCAGAGATTGCATCTGTGCCTATGGCATTTGTTTCTATAGTACCAACACCTAAATAAGTTGCATTAATATTTCCACTTGCTGAAATATTTCTTATATTACTTAAATCAATCTTTACTTCACTACCAGTAGTATTTCTTTCAGCCCATGTTAGCCAACCATTATTCGCTTTATTCCTGACATTAATATGGTCACGTTGGTATATAATGCCCGATACCTCTAAAAAAGAAGATAGTCTTTGAGAAGTGCCTTGAATTTCACCGCTAAATGTGGCTAAGCCCGTTGAAGACAAAGTAAGTCGTGTTGCACCGTTCGTTCTGAAACTTAAATTCGCACTAGGTACGCCCGCGAAAATATCTCCTACATAAATATTGTCATCACCCGCCACTCCTAAAAGGGGCACCTCTACGCCACCCGTAGTTTTACCTCTAAAAAAAGCGTCGTTATTAACATTTATTCCAGATGTAAAAGTAGCAGACGTACCGTTTATACTTCCGCTAAACGTAACATTACCTGTCGTACCATTAACAACAAATACTGGAGTATAACCTGCACCCCTCGTTAATCCAAAATCATTTGCTGTACCCCCGCTGATACCTGCTGCCAAATTCCAATAGTTAGGAGTACCAGCATGATTATTCGATATTCTTATCGCAGCACTTAGATTCGTAGTCTTAATGTCAAGAGAGTTTAAAGCATCTTGGTTTATTTCTAATTTACCTTTAGAAGTTAATCCATTTTCAAAACTTACTATACCAGTAGCATTATCTATTACTAAAGTTTTAAACCATCCAGAGCCTGTATATCTTGAGATATTAAAATCATTTGTAGCACCACTCCCTTCGTTGTTAAAACCAATAGCGAAAGCTTTGGTCGGTGTAGCATCTTTCCACATTGTAAAATTACCGCCAACTTCTCCTGTAGTAGTAATAGACCTTATTCTTTTACTTATTAAATCACCAGTTAATTCTCCTCCACTAATAGGTAAATAAGCTGTTGAAGTATAAGCATTAGAACCTAAGCCTAGCATAGATTGAAAAGCTGCGGCAGAATATCTTAAAACTAAGCCATCACCTCTTATACCTATTGGCAACATGCTGCCATCAGCACCTTGAACACCACAAGCTAAACAGTTATCGTAACCATTCCATTTGGTTGAGTTAGAAGCCGTAGCTATTATTCCTAGATAATTATTACCTACCCAATCTTGAGTTGCAACCGTATTGCCTTGAACATATAAGTCATTAAAATCTGCACTTAATGTTTGATTGCCTAAACTTGTTGTTATCCAATTTTGCGTAGCTACATCTTCACTAGCTATTGTTAAAAGACTAAAATTAGCTACAGCATCACCACTATTTAACCAGGAATCTGTAATTATAATACCGTAATATCTTGCATCAGTTTTAAGTATATAGTCTCCTCCATCTTGACCTAAAGCATCTGTATTATCACCTTTTAAAACCACATTGTAATTTCCTAGAGTATTAACTATAATACCTGAAACATTATTTGCTTCAATAGCGGAACTAAATTTAATTGGTACATAAGTACTACCATTCCAACTACTTAACCAACCACTTTGCCAATTTAATTCAAATCCTACACTACACATTAAGCTAATTCCTTCTGTACCACCACCATTATCAAAACTACCCCTACTTAAATAAGAACCGTTATCTGTTAGAATTTGGTCTGTACCATCTAATCGTATAGATATACCTCCAGTATGATTATCTTGACCAAGAACAGCATACAAATTTGGAATATAATTTAAATATCCTTGTGATTCTATCCAACTTCTATAAGCTATTTGCTCTGTTTCTGTGTCTGTTACTGCTGGAAATTCTACTACTCCAAAATTATCATCTTCTCCAGTGTATAATAATTGTACACTACCTAACTCAGCAGAATTTTTTATAATCGCACTATAAGATTTAAAAGAAAAGAAACCAGTGATATTCTTATTACCATAAATTTCTTCATTACCTCCTAAAGTAACATAATCATCTAAAGAAGCGGCTAAAGCATAACCAGCAGAAGCATGATTACCCCAACCGTATGCTGAGTCCCAATTTGATTTATTATAACCTGTTATAGTAGTTCCTCCAGAAAAAAAATTATTAATTTGTGTTTTTGTATAATGATTAGTATTACAATAAGCAGCTACACGAGTATCTGTATAGTATAAATTTACAGAACCTTCTACTACATCATCTGTTGTACCTGGAGAAGTAGCTATATTAACATATGTACTACCTGACCATCTATATATTTTATTATCATTTAAAGTAACATATATTTTACCTACTTCTCCTATACTTGGTAATGCAGCATAATTAGCAACTTCAATAACATCATCTACATAAGAAGGTAAATATATAGTTGGAATTAATCCACTTGATAAAGGAGCAATAGTTACACCTAAATTATTATTAATTATATCATTTACTCCATCAGTAAAATCATCAATATCACTATAATTATGATGATGTCCTAATTGAGAATATATAGTATCTAAATAACCTAAATTTACACTTCCTTTAATTTTATTACCTGCTGTAAATTCCCAAACTATAGTATCACTATCTTCAAGAGAATTATAAACTTCATTAATTGAAATAGCTGATATATCTTCCCAACCATCACTATTATCAAAATTAAAAATATCCTTTAATCTATATTCTGTCCTAGTAGCTAATACAAATGCAATTGTAACATTTTCTTCTAATTTATCAATTGGTAAAGAATAAAGAGAAGAAAGTAATGCTACTTTTATATAACCTCCCCTAGCATCAAATAAATCAATTAATGCAAGGGTTGAATTATTGTGTTTAAGTATGTCAGGATATAATACAGCCATATTAATTAAAATCTAATCTTACGTTAGTAAAAGCATTTGTTGCATTTGATTTATAAACATAATAATTAACATTTATTCCTCCATCAGTTACTAATGATACTATACCAATATAACTAAATGCACCTAATATAGGTAATGCTGAATTTTGAATAATACTATATAAAAAACCAAATGATGCAGGATAACAGTAATAAGTATATTCTGTAGAACCTGCACTAACATTAAATTCAGTTCTACTTCTATTATCTTGAAAAGATACTCTAGCTAATGCTCTAATACCATCACTATCTAATGAACTAGAACTTGAAAAACCTAAAAAACCTCTATATCTAAAATATATACCTATTGCATCTCCAGTAGTATCATTACCAGAAGGAAATTGTACTTGACCACTAACTACAATTAATCCTGATTTTGGTTTTGCAAAATTAACACTAAATACTGAATCAGTAGTTATAGCATTATTACTATTATTAAAAACAGATGAATTATTACCTGAACCTGGATTTGAAGAACCCCAACTTCCAGATATTGAAGTAGGACCTACATAATTTGAATTTGGAATTACATATATATATGTAGCTGAAATAAAAGCTTTAACACCTACATCTACAACTAAACTTCTACTATTAGAGGTAGGAGGTACATAAGGAGTAATTCCATTATTTAAAAATAAATTATAAGAAGTACTTATTGAAGGAGTAACTAATGTTTTACTTACTAAATCTAAATTTAAATTTTGACCATTTATAATAAAACCTTGACCAATACCAATATCTCCTTTAATACCACCTAATGTTTTTACACCTTCTGATGAACTTATACTATACCAATTATCATCTTCACCTTTAATAATTGATACAATATTATTTGCTGGAATATGAGTTAGTACATCACCTGCAGCATTAATATATTCTAAACTACCTTCTAATTCTATATTTTCAGATGATAAATTACAAAATGTAAATTGATTCCAAAAATTATTATCAAATACCAAGGTACTAGTTATAGAATCCTCTAAAAATATTAAAATCCTATCATCAGTAGTTGTAGAATAATTAGTTGGAGAATTTATTAATTTAGCTTTTACACCATTAAAAGGTAATAATTTAAATAAATTATTAAATACATTATTTTCCTCTTCTCCAGTAATGTCTTGAATACCATTAGGTATAATATTAGTATTTACATACTCTACTAAAGTAGAAAAATCATCAATATTTAAAGCTGGATAAGGCAAAATTTATTTTTTTATTTTTTTCATCATTTCAGAACCTAAATTTTTTAATAAATTACTTAATAATTTTAAGTAATTATCTTTAAATTCTTTTTCAATTCCATTAGTTTGTACTTTTGGAAATCTAGGAGTATCTATATATTTTTTAACTATTGCCATTTATAAATCAAGATATTAATTAATATTAAAGAAAGAAAAGAAAATATAGTTAAATAAACATTAGCTTGTTCACCTAAATACTTTCTTTTTTTTATATCAATATAAGATGTTCTACCTAAATAATACCAATCTAAATTTCTCCACAAATTTAAAGGAATTTCAAAAAATAATTGTCTATTAAATAATAGTGAAGGAAATAATAATAAAACAACTTTACTATTATAATTACCATAATAATATAAAATATATGTAATTAATACATATAATCCTATTACATTAATTAAAGAATAAATAAAACTCCATTTGTGCCAATATGAAGAATAATTAAAAGAATTATTAACTTCTTGAATTTTTATTACATAATAATCATGTTTAGATTCAACAAGATTAAGTAATAAAAAAATTATTTGTATAAGTAATATTATATTAAATAACATAGTTATTCTAATTTACTTACAAAAATACGTAAAATTTTAAGAGTTTCAAAATACAACATCTAAAGGAGCAGCTAATTCATCTAATTTTAAAAGCTTTGTTTTTTTATAAAATTGAAATATTTTATTATATAATCCTAAATAATAATTAGGTAGAGATGTAGGAGGTTCATAATTTTCTATAATAGATTCAATTGCTTTTTTTAAAGAACTATTGTAACAATTAACATTATTATCATCATCAATTTCTACTATTGTATTATCAATATTTAATTTAAGACCCATAAAATTATTTTTGTGATTGATTTATTGCATCTATAATAAATTCAAAATGTTCTTTATCAGTACGATAAAATGTTAATGGATCTGTATATAAAGCTTCTAAACCCATTGATATAATTTCAGTATCAGATATTACATTTGGATTATCTTTACTTCTATATATTTTACCTACATAAGCATCATAAAATTGACCTTCCTTATATATTTCATGATTTTGATATGCTTTATTATCAGTACTTAATTTTCTTTCAATTTTATCACCTGTTCTTTTATTTAAAAAAGCAATTGCTTTTTCTTTTAAACCTGGTACATAATTTTCTATAAAATGACCTAATTCATGAATATATACATAATTTTCAGAACATGGTCTTACAACAATACCTGCACCTTTACAATGATATGCTCTTATACCTGATTGTACAGTAATTGGAACTGATTTATTACTACTATTAATTGAAAAGTTTTTTTTAGTCCAATCAATTACAGTACTATTAAATTTATTCCAATTTATATTTATATTCCCTACCAAATCATTAAAATCAGATACAACTTTTTTTACTTTATCTTCACTTATTGATTTATTATTCTTTTTTAATAAAGAAGTAAACTTATCTTTACAAGGTCTTTTAAATATAGTTAATACTTTTTGATGATATTCTTTTTTAACTAATTTTAATTTAGAATTATAATCAATTATTGCTTTTGAATATATATTTCTATATTTCTCAATAACAGCTTCATCAGACCATTCTTCTAAAGCTAAACTTACTTGTTCACTTATAGAATCAAAATCTTCTTTTAAATTAGTTAATTTAATATTATAGTCAAGGTCAGCATTTTCAAGTTTTTGAATTATTTTAGGTATATCTTTTAAATCAATAATTCCTTCTTTTTTAGTATGAGAAACATTATTTAAATAATCATAAGGACGTCCAACTCTACCTAATTTCCTATTTTCATAAGTATTAGCGTAAATGTTGGACTTAACTATATTTAAACTTATATGATTATTTAAAAGCCCCATTACTTCATTAGCATTTCCTTATTCATAAATGTAAACAAATCTTTCATAAATGGATTATCTTCACCTAATGTATCAGATACAGAGTTTGATTTTGGATATTGGTCAAAAGCAAAAATATTATCTTTTAAATTCATTGTACTACCTAATCCACCATCATTATCACTTTCTCCATCATTTCCTCCACCATCATTACCAACTGCAGCATTACTGAATGGATTACCTGCTTGTTGAGAAGCTTTCCATTGAATCCAAGCTGGATTTAAAATAACATCATCTTTATCAATAGTATCCGGTAAATTACGTTTTCTTCTCAATTCTTTCAATCCCATAAATGAACCTAATTTCTTAATATCATTATCAAGTTCTTTATCATCTTCATCAATACCAATTCCAGTAAATACAAATTCATATTTATATTTAGTAAGAGGATAAACAACCATTTTATTCATTTCATCTTGTAAGAACTTTAATAATGGTTTTAATCCTTTATCTTGGGAATATAATAATTTATATTCTTGATTACCTTCATAATTTGTACCTCCACCTTGATTATTACTAATATGAAAACCAATTTCTTCTGGTGCTATTTTATAAATTGCACAAATAATTTTAATCAAATACTGCTGCCATATAGAAAATTCCATATCAGCATTTGATTTCTGCATATCTATCCAATTAATTTGGTCTCCTTGTATTACAGGTATTTTCCAGGCTCCTGCTATACCTGCTACTTGTTGACGCCATTGAGTTTTAAATTCTTCTAACTTATCTTCATCAACATTTCCTTGTAATGCAAGTAAACCTTTTGGATTTGAACCTTGGCTAAAAAATCTACCATTATATTCATCTGCATAAAGCATCCAAGTTACAGTTTTAATCAAAACCTCTAATTCTGATTCACCATAACCATAATTAAAAATACTTGTTGTAGGATTTCTAGTACCAAATGATAATTCCCATGGATAATATTCATTATGAACTAATCCATTATATAATTGGACATAATAAGGATAATAACCATTAATTTCTTGTTGTCCTTCCTTAATATTTACATTTTGATAACTTTGTGCTAATCTAAATGTAGCACCATCTGTAGCAAAAAATTCAGTTGGTCTTAATAATCTATCAGGTACAACTTCAAATATAGATTGGTCAAGAATTAAACTATCAGGTACAATTTGTCTTAAAAATTTATTAAAACCACTTCCATGATAAATTTTTTCATTATTGCCACAATTTTCAATAAATTTTACAATACCTTCAATTTCAAATTTATCAGCATCTGTTAATTGTTCATCTCTACTTTGAAATAATTTACGTTTTTTACGTATAGTCCAACCAACTTTTCCAAAATCATCTTGTGCTTCTGAGAATGCTGCTATTTGTTCAGTCCTAGTTGTTATAATAGACTTAACTATGGGAGTTCTTGCCATAGTTCTTAAAGTTGTATATGTAACTGATGAAGGTCTATCTTTATAACCTAAATTATTATTAATTTGCAAAGGGTCAAATAGATAACTTTTTTGTTTACCCATTTTCTCCTTTGCTAAACCACTAACAATTTTATCAGCATAAAGAATATCTCCTGGCCTATCACTATTATAAGCTTTTTTCAGCAACAATTGTTGCTGAATTTTAGCTTCTTTTATTAGGTCGTCATACTCTCGTATTTCTGTTTGTAAACTTTTTTCTTCTGCCATAACATAATTTATCAATTAAATTAAAGCATATTATTTTGCTTCAAATCACCAAATTGTTTCTTTAAATCATTAAATGCACCTGGACTTTTAGAAACTAATTTAGCAGCATAATCTTTTAAATCTGAAAATGGTAAATGACCTAAATAAGTATCTAACCATGTATCAAATTCTTTATCATCCATTTTATCTAAACTATTACCTCCACTAGTCTTTTTAAAATCTTCACGATAATGATTTCTTAAATCTTTTAATTTAGCTGGAGTAGAATAAATTAATTTTTTAACATACTTTTTTAAATCTTCAATATCATGGTCGTCTAAATGCTTATTTAACCATTCTTTAAATTCATTATCATCATCTTGTGCTTGTTGTTGTTTAGCATCATCTGATAAATTAGCATCATCATCTTTACCACCTTTATCATCAGCATTTTGTTGATTTTGGTCTTGTTGTTTACCATTTCCATCTTGCTGTTGTCCATTTCCACCACCACCTTGTTGTTTTCTTTTATCAAGTTCAGCTTGAGCAATTTCTTTATGCTTTGGGTCAACATCATCTTTAGATAAAAATGCTTGTAAAGTTTCAGTTGGAGTTTGTGCAGCATGATTTTGTAATTCATCATCTGAATATTGAGAATCATTTTGATTATCTGCATCTTGTTGCTGACTATTATCTTGATTAGTATTTTTATCATCTTGACCTGCACCAGCTTTGTTATCATCATCATTATCTGCAGTAGAATCACCATCATTATCACTTGCACCAGTATCACCTACATTTGCATTATCTCCATCACCATCATTTTTGCCTTGTTGTCCTTGGTCTTGATTATCTGCATCATTATCACTAGCACCACCATTATTATCTGCATCATCATCACCTTTACCATTATCATCACCTCCTTGATTATCTGCTAAAAATTCTTTAGCTGTATCTGATACAGATGTTACATTACAAGTACCATTATCTTCTGAATAATCAATATAACCAGCAGCTTTTAATTCTTCAAGCAATGCTTTTACTTCATCAGTTGTTTTAGGTGGTTGCATATTTTGACCTAAACTATCAGCATCATTTTTACTATCATCTCCATTACCTTGTCCACCATTATCATCAAAATTAGCAACAATCATACCTAATAAAGCAATTGCTTCATCAGATACTTTTTTATCATCATTATTTTGATTATCATTTTGTTGACCTTGGTCTTGTTGATTATTATCTTTATTATCTATTGAACCATTCATACCTTTCTTCAATTCATCTTCTGTTTTTTCAGAAATGAAAACAACATATCCTTTACCTTCACCTTGTAAAATGGTTTTTTTTCTCAATCTTTGAAACTGTTTTCTAGCTTCTTCAATACCACCTTTTTGCAATATTTCAGATTTACCTTTAAGTTCATCGTACACACTTTTTCTATAAGCATCTATACTTTTTTGAGTAAAGATATTATATTTACCAGTTTCTCTAATTGCATTTAATTGTTCAATTGTCCAATAGTTATTAGCTACAACTGACATTAATGGATTATTATTCTTATTCATAAAACTTATTTTATTATTTTTTATTTCTAGATAAATTTCTATACTCTTCTATTTTTTTAGAAATTTTATTATCTCCCATCATAGTATTAATTTGACTAGATTCTAATTTTCTACCATAATGTTTTTCAATTTCATCATGTAATTTTTTTAATTTTACTTCATCTGAAATATTATTATCTTTTTTATCAGCTAAAGCTGCAATTTCATCATCATCTGCACCGGCAGCATAAGCATCTGCTTGTGCTTGGTTCCAATTATTTTTTTCAACACCTACTTTTTCATCATCTTCTTCATCTTCTTTTAAACTTAAATCTGAAACATGATAAGAACCTTCTGAACCATCTTCATGTTTTACCGTAGCAAATTTTTTATCACTATCAAAAGATTTAATAGTACCTGCTTTACCACCATAATTTTTAGAAGCTTGTACTTTTGAACCTTCTTCCAAAGAATTATTATTTTTATCATCTTTTTTACCTTGATAAGGATTAGCTGAATTGGATTTGGTAGAAAATAATTTCCCACCACCTAATATTGATTTAGCTTCTTGAATATCATAATTATGACTATCACCACCTTTACTATTTTTAATCCTATCAGCTAATTCTTTATATTGTTTTGAATCTATAGATAATAATTTTTCTGCTATTTTATCAGCATTAATATGTTTATTACTAACTGAATTTAATTTATCATTATCAGCTGCTTGTTTTTTTAAATTACTAATTTCATCTTTATTCTTGCCATGTTCTGTATTAAAATTACCTTCTGAACCATGAGATTTATTCTGTCCAATATTTCCCATTACAATCTTACCTTCACCATCAATTTTAATATGTTTACCATTAACAGTAATCCAACGCTCACCTTCACCACCTTTTTTTAAGTCTTTATTATTTTCTTCTTCTATCTTTTTAGTTGGAATAAAAGAAGCTAATACACCTAAACCTATATGTTTTTTATTATTTTCAGTTTTCATAATTATTAATTTTCTTCTTCATTTTCATATTCATTATACTTATTAAGCTTTAATTCATATAATGCAAAACCACTTTCTTCTTTTCTAATTTTATAATCAACCATTATATTTTTAGAAAACTTATCATTTCTTTTAATATAATAATTACTTTTAGGTTCATCTTTTAATTGAATAATTAAAGGCATTTCTTTTACACTAACTCCTACATGACCTCGTACTACTTCTTGTACTTGGTCTAAGGAAGAATAAGTATGAAGATGATTATAATCTGAATGTAATAATTTAGCTATAAATTTACCTTCTTTAGATTTTTCAGGTAAATCAAATGAAGGTGTTACATCTGTAACTGTAAATTTTATTTCTTTTTTAATAGTAGCTTCTGCTGCTCCATCTTTAATCCAATCACCTTTACCACCGGTATCTGCAACTTTTTTATATCCATTACG